AGCTTGGTGCTACGCACGCCAGGCGCGTACTCGGCGACGTAGTGAGCACCGCCTCCTGCCGTGTAGGCCATGGGGCCGGCAGGCGTTGGTCCGTGGTACTGCTCCCAAAAATCCCACGAATGGTCGCCGCCGTTTCTCGGGTCAATATCGAACACGACGATGCCGCTATCTTTGCCGCAGGCGATGCCGATGTTCAGCCGGCTGCCACGCTCGGTGCCGAACCACGCTCTAATCTTGTCCTCGTTGTCCGTCGCGTCTTTGACGCCGTGCAAGGTGGCCGGAACCTTTCCTCCCTCGACGACAGGCAGCACTCGCCAACCACGGCGCGCATACGACAGCGCCGCCTCTAGCACCTCGTTCATCGCATCCCCTCTTTCTTGTATCGGACCTGCTCAAGCAGTTGGTCGCTCTTCAGCAAGTAGTCGCTCAGTAGCTTCACAGTCTCGTAGCTCGGCTTCCCGTCTGCGTTGAGCGCGCGGTAAACCGTGTTTGCGTGCACACCTATGGCGTCTGCTACGACGGTGACCTTGCGGTCCTTCATCCGTTCTCGAATCTCTTCCAGAGTCAGCACGGTGCCCTCCTGTTGAAAAAAATCACATTGCGCTGTTGACAACTTAACCAGCGCGCCTAGAATGTCAACATCGCGCAAACGGAATCCATCCAGCCGCGCAGGAGAACGAACGATGGCAATCGCAGTTAAACGAACCGGCGGCATCGCCGCCGATGGCGTCAAGGTCCTGGTCTACGGCCAAGCAGGCGCAGGCAAGACAACAGCTCTGGCCACGACGCCGGGCCCCATTATCCTTTCGGCCGAGGCCGGCCTGCTCTCTCTCGCCGAGGCCGACGTGCCCTACATTGAGGTCGCAAGCCTTGCTGCAATCGGCGAGGCCTACGAGTGGCTGACAGGAAGCGAAGAGGGTCGCCAGTACAAGACCGTCTGCCTCGACAGCCTGTCAGAGATAGCCGAGGTCGTGCTCTCCGAGGAGCGCGCCAAGACCAAAGACCCACGACAAGCCTACGGCGCGATGGCGGACCAGATGCAGACCCTCATCCGCATGTTCCGCGACCTTCCAGGGCGCAACGTGGTCATGACCTCAAAGCTTGAGAAGGTACAGGACCAAGACGGCCGCCTGCTCTGGGGGCCGTCAATGCCAGGCGCAAAGACTGGCCAGGCAATGCCGTACTTCTTCGACGAAGTTTTGGCGCTGCAAGTACACAAAGACGAAGAGGGCCAGGCTCAGCGCGCCTTTTTGACGCAGGGCGACGGCGCATGGATTGCTAAAGACCGCTCGGGAAAGCTCGACGTGTGGGAGCCGGCTGACCTCGGCGCCATCTTCGCGAAAATCGGAGGTCGCCGTGACTGACCCCGAGGCCCTCATCATCCAGTGGCAGCACCACAAGAGCGAAGAGGTGCGTCACATGGCAGCGCGTCGAGCCATCGAGGACCAGCTTGCCGCCCACTATCAGGTGCCTGCTGACCTCGACGGCACCGTTAGCCACACCGCTGGCGCCGTGTCGTTCCGCCTCATCGGCAGGCTCGACCGCAAGGTCGACGCCGACAAGGTGCAAGAACTTGCCGCCGAGCACGGTGTAGACGAGCACCTCTCAAAACTCTTCCGGTGGAAACCGGAACTCAACGTACGGGCGTGGAGTAACGCCGACGAGCGCATACGCAGGGCGCTGGGTCCTGCCATCACCACCAAACCTGGGCGACCCTCGTTCCAGATTGTCGACAAGTCAGATCGCTAAACACCAAGGAGAAAAACATGGCACGCCTCGACGAAGAAATCTCTTTGCTCTCAATCCCCAAGAAGGAGAACGCTGGCTCGTATGAGCCGCTGCCCGATGGCTGGTACGACGTCACCATCGGCGGTTGCGAAATCAAGGAAACCAAGGCCGGCACCGGCAAGTACCTGCACGTTCGATATGACGTGACTGGCCCGAGCCACAGCGGCCGCGTGGTGTTCGGCAACTTGAACATTCGCAACCAGAACCCGAAGGCTGAGGAGATTGGCCGCCAACAGCTCGGCGAACTCATGGACAGCGTTGGCATCGGCAAGCTGTCTGACACTGACCAGCTCGTCGGCAACCGGCTGAAGGTCAAGCTGACCACCCGCCGCTCGGAGCAGTACGGGGACAGCAACGAGGTCAAAGGCTGGAAAGCCGCCGATGGCATTAAGCCTGCCGCCGCTGCTGCGCCTGCCGCCGCCAAGCCTCCCTGGAAGAGGTGACAACACCGCGTGTGGCCCCGAGCGCGTAACCATCGGGGCTCTTTTTTTGGAGTAGCAATGGACTTCGACGACTACCAAGCCAAAGCACTGCGCACCCGTAACAGCAACCTGGAACACCCGCTGGCCCTCTCCGTTCTCGGGCTCGGGCTTACCGGTGAAGCGGGCGAAGCAGCGGACCTAATCAAGAAACACGTCGGACACGGGCACCCGCTCGACCAAGAGAAGCTGGAGCAGGAGCTTGGGGACGTTCTCTGGTACGTCGCCAGCATCGCTAGCCACCTCGGCATCCCGCTTTCGCGTGTCGCGGAGACGAACGTCCAAAAGCTCATGCGACGATACCCGAACGGTTTTTCAATCGCGGACTCCGTGAACCGCACAGCGAAGTGAACCATGAAAATCCCCGAGCCTATCCACAGCACCATCGCCGCCATCGACGCATGGCACGAGTCACAAGCAGACCTGCCGCGACCTCACATGGGCGCCTCGATGCTCGGTCACACCTGCGACCGCTGGCTATGGCTGTCGTTCCGGTGGGCCGTGCGGGAAAAGTTCCCCGGTCGCGTGCTGCGCCTGTTCCGCCGTGGCCAGAACGAAGAGGCAACCATCATCGCTGACCTGAAGGCCGTTGGCTGCGTCATGCGCGAGCCACCTCCTGGTGAGCAGCACCGCGTCAACCTCGGTGGCCACGTCAGCGGCAGCGTAGACGCCATTATCGAGTCAGGCATCCCCGAGTCTCCAAGGAAGCAACACATCGCGGAATTCAAGACGCACAGCAAAAAGTCATTCGACGCGCTCGAACGCGATGGCGTCGAGAAAAGCAAGCCGATGCACTACTTCCAGATGCAGACCTACATGCACGGCACCGGCATTGACCGTGCGCTCTACGTCGCGGTCTGCAAAGACGACGACCGAATGCACGTCGAGCGCGTGCGCTACAACCGCACCGACGCTGAGAAGTACATCGAGCGCGGCAAGCGCCTGTCCATCGTCGACGAGCAACCGCCGCCCGTCTCGACAAACCCAACTTGGTACGAGTGCAAATGGTGCGCGGCATACGACTACTGCCACATGCGTGCGGCCACCATCCCAAAGAACTGCCGCACCTGCCGCTGGTCAACCGCGACCGAGGCCGGCACCTGGCGCTGTGAGCGTCACGAGGCCGAGCCCATCCCCGTCGAGTTCCAGCGCGAAGGCTGCGACGAGTACGAACTACACGACGACATGAGGGAACACAGTGCTTCGTGACTACCAAAAGTGGGCCGTTGCCCAGCTCTACAACTGGTTTGGAGAAAACCCAGAAGGCAACCCGTGCCTGGTGCTGCCGACAGGCTCTGGCAAGAGCCACATCATCGCGGCCGTGTGCAAGGACGCTCTGTTCAACTGGCCAGAGACGCGCATCCTCATGGTTACGCACCAGAAGGAGCTAATCGAGCAAAACGCCGCGAAGCTCCGCGCACACTGGCCATCGGCGCCGCTCGGCATCTACTCCGCTGGCGTCGGCCAGAAGAACCTCGGCGAGCCCATCACGTTTGCCGGCATCCAGTCCCTCATCCGCAGGCTCGACGACCTCGGCCACGTTGACCTCGTGTTCATTGACGAGTGTCACCTCGTCTCACACCAGGACGAGGGCAGCTATCGCACGCTGCTGGCACACCTGCGCGACGTCAACCCGCAGCTCCGCGTGGTTGGCCTAACGGCCACACCGTACCGCCTCGGCCACGGGCTCATCACCGAACGGCCCGCCATCTTCGATGCGCTCATCGAGCCTGTCAGCATCGAGGAGCTGGTCTACAAGGGCTTCTTGGCCCCGCTGCGCTCCAAGGTGACCCGCACAAGGCTAGACACCACGGGCGTGCATCGCCGAGGGGGCGAGTACATCGAGCGCGAACTGCAAGCCGCAGTAGACCGCGACGAAGTGAACGGTCCCATCGTGCGCGAGGTCATCGAGTTGGCCCAGGGGCGCAAGTCGCTGCTCTTCTTTTGCGCTGGCGTGGACCACGCCGCGCACATTCGCGACGAGCTCGTGCGCCAGGGAATCGAGGCCGAGTGCGTCACCGGGGCCACACCAAGAGCCGAGCGTGCCGACATTCTGCGCCGCTTCCGCGATGGCTCGCTGCGTGCTGTGACCAACGCCAACGTGCTGACCACCG